TACTGACACTGGCGCTGCCGGTACAGAGGTCACAGGCGGCTCATACGCTCGCACAGCGGCCACGTTCACCGTAACAGGTGACACGGCTAGCAACAGCGGCGCGGTAGAGTTTCCTGCTGCTACTGCGGATTGGGGCACGGTGAGCCACATTGGCGTATTCACTGCCTCTAGCGGCGGCACTATGCTAGTCCATGCGGTCCTGACGACTGCCAAGGCTATTGCCACAGGGGACGTCTTCCGTATCCCTACTGGTGATCTGGACATCACGCTAGACTAATGGCGCTGAGAGCCGGTTACGGCACTGGTCCATACAACGTAGCAAGGTATGGCTATCCGCAGGTATATGAGGCATCCGTAGCAGACAGCTCGGCGGCCTCTGTTACCGTGTCTGGTGCATACACTAGGTTAGCAACCGTGTCGGTCAGCGTGACCTCTGGGGCAAGTAACCCTAGGCTAGTAAAGCGTCGTCTAGGCTATGGCACTGGACCGTACAGTGAGGCTCGATACGGCTACCCTGAGATCTGGGAGGGTGCATCTGCTGTCTCTGTGACCTCAAGCGTTACACAGGCTGACTACGAGCGCATCAAGAATGCAGTAGTAGCAGACTCGTCTACCTCTAGCACATCAATGGTAGGCGTCCGAGTAAGGCTAGGTGATATAGCAGACACGAGCACTGCAACAGGCACGGCTCAGGCATTCCTAGCTATTGTTGGGGCAGCAGCAGGAGCCTCTACGTCTTCAGTAGCAATAAACTATGTTAGAATTAGAAAATTCTCTGCTAGTGATAACGCCGGGTCAGAAGTCGGCACGTTCGCTAGGTACAAATGGATAGAGCAAATTAATGCGTCCGAAACTTGGACGGAATCTGATTACCGAGGTGACTAACGATGGCTGATACAACCACCACAACCTATGGCTTAACTAAACCCGAGGTCGGTGCATCTGACGACACCTGGGGCACTAAGCTCAATACTGACCTAGACTTGCTAGATGATCTGCTAGATGGCACTACGGCGATTGCGCCTAACCTGTCTACGCTTAAGATTGCCGGTACTGCGGTAACCTCTACGGCTGCTGAGCTGAACATTCTAGACGGTGCTACCGTCACTACGGCAGAGCTGAACATTCTTGATGGTGTTACCTCAACTGCCACAGAGCTTAACCTGTTAGACGGAGTCACAGCCCTGGTCACAGCGACTAGCACTGACACCTTTACCAACAAAACCATCCGAGACACTGTATACGCTCTGTCAGGTGTAGCCTTTGACGCTACCAACGGCGCAGTACAGACCAAGACTCTCTCAGCTAACACGACCTTCACAGACTCCCTAAGCTCTGGTGACGCAATCGTCCTACAGCTCGAAGCAGGTGCTAGTTACACAGTAACGTGGCCTACAATGACTTGGGTAACCTCTGGCGGCAATGTCGCTCCTACGCTGACCGCTAAGGACACACTGGTGTTCTGGAAAGTCTCCTCCGTCCTCTACGGTGCTTACACTGGCAGCTACGTTTAGGAGTAACGCATGAGCAAATTAACTAAAGCTCTAACAGCAGCAGCAGGTAATGCAGGTGGTGACCCTCTGTACGTTGAGGATGTCTTCTCGACTTATTTGTATGAGGGTAATGACTCAAATGGCAGTACAGAGCAGGAAATAGTTAACGGCCTTGACCTTGATGGCGAAGGCGGTATGGTTTGGATGAAAAGCAGAGACGGTGGCAGGTCACATTGTCTTTATGACACTGAAAGAGGAAACGGTAACTTTTTATCTAGCAACACTACAGCCGAATCTTACACAAACACTAGTACACCGTGGCGGCCGACATCTACTGGTTTCTTTACAGGCAAAGACTACGGAGGCTCTGAAAACCAAAACAACGAAGGTATTGTTTCATGGTCATTCCGCAAAGCTGAGAAGTTTTTTGATGTTGTGACTTGGACAGGTGACGGCTCTACTACAACTCATAGTCATAATTTAGGCTCTACTCCCGCAGTAATTATTGTCAAAAGAAAAGATTCAAGTTCTCCGTGGAGTGTGTACCACAAAGACGCAACAGACACTGTAAGATCAGGCGAAGACTTGATTCTTTACTTAAACAATGATGACGCGGTTAGCTATCTGGGAAGTACGCTATGGGCAGCAACAGACTCCACGTTTACTACTACAGGTGGCGGCAATTTTAATGCCTCTGGCGGCACATTCATAGCCTACCTATTCGCCTCAGACGCAGGTGGCTTTGGAGACGATGGCAATGAGAATATTATTAAGTGCGGGAGTTATACTGGCAATCAAAATGCTGATGGGCCGTCTGTTGATTGTGGGTTTGAGCCACAATTCTTAATGGTTAGAAACGCAACTGGTGGTAACTGGGTTATTGCAGATACTATGAGAAGTTTTGGCATAGACGATATGGCAAGTCTTTACCCAAACATTGTTAACGTAGAGTCTAGTGTTATTGCCGGGAAAGGAATTACTCCTACAGCAACTGGTTTTAAGTGTATTGATGGTAGTGTTGTTACTAATCAAAGTAACGCAGCACACGTCTACATAGCCATCCGCAGGCCAATGAAAACTCCTGAGTCTGGGACTGAAATTTTTAGTCCTTATGCTTATTCAGATACAGGTCTTACGTCTGGCTCTGGTACAGCATCAAACAGGACTATTATTAATGGAGGGTCTAATGGTGGTTCTGGGTTTCCAGTAGACCAGTTCTGGCATCAAAAAACATCTCCTAATAGCTCTTATGGATTTCATATATTTGATAGGATCAGAGGACAAGGACAGGCGTTACTTACAAAAAGTTATTCTGCGTCTCCCGCCGGAGACAGTGCTAATAATGGCGGGTTTGATTTTCAAGAAGGCGTAGATGTTCAGTACAGCGGAGAGATGTATTACTATAACTCAAATGCAGGAAATAGAAGCCACCTCAGCTATGCTTTTAAAAGGGCAGCCAAAGCATTTGATATAGTAACTTATACAGGTAATGCGACTGCGGGACGCGCAGTTACGCACAACTTGCAAGCTGTCCCAGAAATGATGTTTGTAAAAGCGCACAGCACAAGCAATGAGGCTCACTGGGTTTATCATAAAACTACTGGCAACGCTGCAAGTCTTTTAGTTAGTGGAGATGGTAGCGGCTACGGTGGTTTCTGGAATAGTACCACTCCAAGTGCAGCTACCTTTACTGTAAGCAACTCCGCAGCCGTTAATTCAGCCTCACATAACTATGTCGCATGGTTATGGGCAACACTAGATGGTGTTACAAAAGTAGGCTCCTATAGCGGCACAGGGTCTAATGTAGATGTAGACTGTGGTTTTAGTGCAGGAGCTAGATTTGTGCTTATAAAAAGGTCTAACGGCGATGGCGATTGGTACGTCTGGGATAGCGCAAGAGGGATTGTAACAGGTAATGATCCATACGTTATATTTGCAGGCGGCTCGGTAACTAATACAGACTATATAGACCCTTTATCAAGTGGCTTTACAGTAACATCATCTGCTCCTGCTGCGCTTAACGCCAGTGGCGGCACTTACATCTTCTTAGCAATAGCATAAGGACACAGCAATGGAATATCGTATTCAATCAACTGGCGAAGTCAAAACTCAAGGCGAAGTCAGAAGAATGCACAGCAACACATCACTGCCACGAGTGTGGGACGCTAACGTCTGCTCAGCTCTTGGCATAGACCCTGTACTGGCAGCTCCTAAGCCCGAAGTGACAGGCTACACACAGGCTATTCGTAACGGTGCTACACAGGACGCTAACGGCAACTGGGTACAAGCGTGGGCAGTAGTGGATATGTTTGCTGACACGACAGATGAGGACGGCGTTACTACTACTAAGGCTGAGCATGAGGCGGCTTATCAAGCACAACTTGATGCAACGGCGGCGGCGGGTGTTAGAGCTACCAGAGATGCTAAACTTGCTGAGACTGATTGGACAGCCCTTACTGATGTTGCGATGGCGGCTGAGATGGCTACTTACCGACAAGCTCTGCGGGACATTACAGCCCACGCAAACTTCCCGAACCTGGAAGACTCTGACTGGCCGGTAGCACCTTAAGGAGCACACCATGCCGTTGACTCCCCTGGACATACCGGCGGGCATCTACCGCAATGGCACGGACCTTCAATCATCGAACAGGTGGCGTGATGCTAACCTGATTCGGTGGATTGACGGAACCATGCGACCTGTGGGTGGATGGCGTCTAAAGAGCGACAACGCTGCGGATAACGCTATCCGTGGCATGTTGACGTGGAAGGATAACTCTAACAGCCGTTACATTGCCGGTGGGTCGTACAGCTCTCTCTACGCCTGGAATCAGAGCGGTGTGCGTTACGACATCACGCCTGCCGGGTTTACTGCGGGCAGGGAGACTGCGTCTGCTTTTACTGGCTACGGTGCAGCTAGCTACGGCTACGAGACCTACGGCACAGAGCGCCTAGACAATCAAACTATTCTTCCTGCTACTACCTGGTCGCTAGACAACTGGGGCGAGTACCTCGTCGGCTGCACTAGGGATGACGGTAAGGTCTACGAGTGGCAGCTAAACTCTGGAACACCTGCTGCGGTAGTGGCTAACGCACCCACAGGCAACATCGCACTAATGGTCTCTGAGGAGCGGTTCCTATTCTGCTTAGGTGCCGGTGGCAATCCTCGCTTGGTGCAATGGTCCGACAAGGAAGACAATACTACCTGGACGCCATCTGCTACCAACGAGGCGGGTGACCTAGAGCTACAGACTGCCGGTGAGATCATGTGCGGAACTCGAGTTCGTGGTCAGTCACTAATCCTGACTAACATCGATGCACACGTCGCAAGCTACCAGGGGCCTCCTTACGTCTACGGCATAGAGCGCGTTGGGACCTCTTGCGGGATAATCTCTCAGAAGGCAGTCGCTACAACTGACCTGGGTGCTATGTGGATGGGTCGCAGAGCCTTCTTTAGCTACGCCGGTGGATCAGTATCCAAGGTGCAGTCTGACGTCTCTGACTACGTTTTCTCAGATATTAACGTCTCGCAGCAGTCTAAGGCATTCGCAGTGACGAACTCTCGCTACGGTGAGATCTGGTGGTTCTATCCGTCTGGTGCATCGAACGAGTGTGACCGCTATGTGGTCTACAACTTTGTAGAGCAGACCTGGTCAATCGGGTCCCTAGCTAGAACCTCTGGAGTGGATCACGGCGCATTCCGTCACCCAATATGGGCAGACGCTGACGACAACAAGATCTACGAGCACGAGGTTGGATTATCCTACGGCAGCTTGTCACCTTTCGCTGAGAGCGGCCCTATCATGATTGGCACAGGTGATCAGATAGCCTCTGTGGTCGAGATGATCCCAGACGAGCGCACAGCCGGTGATGTTACGGCTACCTTTAAGACTAGGTTCTACCCCAATGACGTAGAGCGAGAGTACGGTCCTTACCCTATGTCTGCTCCTACTAGCCTGCGATTCACTGGAAGGCAGCTACGCATCCGTGTAGAGGGTGAGAGGCTCTCAGATTGGCGTGTAGGCATCAATCGCTTAGATATAGTGGCGGGAGGTAGGCGTTGAGTGAACAGCTCCCACAGCCCTCTGGTGGCGCTTGGCAGACGTGGGCTAATCGCCTGCTGCAACACCTGAGAAGAACTCGAAACTTGCTCGGTTACAAGATAAGCGACGAGCGGGCTACTGAGGACGGCCTGATCATGTGGGACACGACCTACCAGTGGCCTACTGTTTCAAAAAACGGAGTTTGGAGACAGATAGTCTTATCGGATGGTGAGGCCAACTTTGTCAAAACGACTAGCGTCACCGCTGCTGCTGCTAATACTGCCTATCCAATCACGTTTAATACGCCTGTAGGCAATCATGGTATTAGCCAGGGAACGCCTGCCTCTAGAATCGTGTTTGAGGAGGGTGGTCATTATTCGTTATCATTCAGCGCACAGATAGCATCTACCTCAAGCAGCACTGTTGATTTTTGGTTCTGGCCTGTGATTAACGGTGTAGTAATTGACGGCAGCTACTCTATCAAAACCAGTCTTCACCAGAACAATGCGACTACTGTGGTGTCTCGCACGTCAAACTTTGATATTACTGCTAGCGACTATCTAGAGGTGTACTGGGCTGTAAGTAGCACAAGCGGATCTCTTGCGGTTCAGCCCGCTACGGCATTTGCACCGAGCACCCCTTCCGTAACTTTAGCTATAACGAGGCTGCATGGTTGACGAGTTTTTTAGATGCTCTAAGTGGATCGAGGACGCACTAGCCTATGGCGGTGGCACTCACGACCTACAGGACGTATTTGATGGTATACTTGAGGGGAAAATGCAGCTCTGGCCTGCAGAGCGCGGCTGTATTGTTACGGAGATAGCGATATTCCCAAGGAAGCGCGTTCTACATATATTCCTCGCAGGCGGGGAGCTAGACCAGATAACAGACATGCACGAGGACGTCACAGCGTGGGCCAAGTCACAAAACTGCACCGCACTGACACTCTCGGGCAGACCGGGATGGAAGAAGGCGCTAGCACCGTTTGGGTGGTCGCCTACACTACTGACACTAAGTAAGGAAATTTGATATGAGCGGTGGCAAAGGCGGTTCAACTACAAGCAAAGTCGATATCCCAGAATGGATGGAAGATGCGGCTAGGGCAAACCTTCAGCAAGGTAAGGAAGTAAGCCAGATTGGCTACACGCCCTACTACGGCCCAGACGTTGCGGCATTTAACCCAACTCAAGTAGCTAATATGCAAGCAACTAATGACTTCGCCTCAACTTTTGGCCTAGGTCCTGAAGTGGACGTTGCCGCATCACTGCCGCAGGCGACTACTTATGAGGGAGGCATACAAGGCCTGTCATCTGGGGGTTTGTACGATCAAGCTGTAGCAGAGCTTGCTGCGCGTCGTCCTGGTCAGGCTGCTCTTATTGATCAGCAGTTTATTGACCCTTACGGCACCGCTCAAGACGCTCAAGCCGTAAGAAATAATTCTCAAAATCCTGCTTATGACCCAGAATACGAAGAGTACAAGTATTTCAGGGATCAAGGCCGACGTTACTAGGAGTAGGTTATGGCAGGCGCAACTGGCGGCGTACAAGCTGCACTGAATAGACGAAACCAAACACCTACTATGGGTCAGGCTAACAGGCCTCAAATGGGGCAGGGTTTAAGCGGTTTGCTTAGCCAAGGGCAAGGTATGCAGCCGCAAGGTATGATAGCTCAACGGCGTTCTGGCGGTTTGCCAAATCCAAATCAAGAAAATATTAATAGCGCCGTAAATCCTACTATGGTTCAGGCTAACACGCCTCAAGCTGTACAACAGTTTGGCAACCCTGTAGTAGATGGGGCAGGCAGTGCTGCTCAAACAATTATGAAGTCTGTCGGTCAAGCTGCTGCAGGTCAAGCGGCTGCAATGAACTACAACCCGATGAATATTCAAGCGGCTCAGATTGGCTCGCAAGGATATAACGCTGCTCAAGCAGGGGCTCAAACAGCAGGGTCTCAAGGCTACACGGCAGGCGGCTACACTGCGGCAGACGCAGCAGCTCAGCAAGCCGCATCTCAAAATGCAGCGACCTACACCGCAGGCTCACAAGGCTATAACGCAACCCAGGGAGCAGCACAACAGGCTGCTGTTTCACAAGCGGGTTCTCAAGGCTATAACGCAGCGCAGGCCGGTACGTCTGGATATGATGCTGCTCGAGCAGCCGCAGAGAGAGCAACAGGACAGGGGTACGGAGCAACAACTGCTACCTCTCAGGGTTACGAAGCCCAACGAGCGGCAGCGGAGCGATCAGCAGCAGAGCGAGCCACAGCTCAGGGCTATAACGCTACAGCAGCAACCTCTAAAGGATACGAGGCTCAACGAGCAGCAGCGGAACGAGCAGCAGCAGAGCGAGCCACAGCGCAAGGTTACAACGCAGAGCGAGCAGCAGCAGAAAGGGCTACAGCTCAGGGTTATGATGCTCAAAAAGCAGCGGCAGAAAGGGCGTCGGCTGAAGGCTATGGCGCAGAGCGTATTGCAGGCGTTGGTCCTGTCACAGCAGATCGTGTCACCGCAGGACAACTAGCGGGAACTAATCTAGATCCTTACTTTAATCCCTACGAGAACCAGGTAGTACAGCAGTCTCTATCTGACCTCGAGCGTCAACGATTGATGCAACAGAATATAGGCGGTGCTCAGGCTCAGGCGGCGGGTGCTTTTGGTGGATCACGTCAGGGTATTGCAGAGGCAGAGACTAATCGAGCGTTTGCAGAGCAGGCAGCTCGTACAGCGTCTGGATTGCGCCAACAAGGCTTCACACAGGCACAGGCAGCAGCGCAGCAGGATATCGGAACACGCATGCAGGCGGGTCTAGCTAATCAAGCCACTGGCCTACAGGCAGCTACCACAACGGCTAACCTCGGTCAGCAGGCGCAAATGGCTAATCAAGCTGCAGGCAACCAAGCAGCTCAATTTGGCGCTCAAGCAAGAAACGTGGCGGGCCTACAAAACGCGCAGCTAGGCACTCAAACTAATCTTGCTAATATGGCAGCGGCAAACCAAGCGGCACAATTCGGAGCACAAGCCCAGAATGTTGCGGGCTTACAGAATGCTCAATTGGGCACACAGGCTAATATAGCGAATCAATCAGCGGCCAATCAGGCTTCTCAGTTTGGTGCTCAAGCACAAAACGTTGCAGGCCTGCAAAACGCTCAATTGGGAACTCAGGCAGCAATGCAGAATGCTCAATTAGGAACACAGGCTAGCCTTGCTAACCAATCTGCTCTTAATCAGGCATCGCAATTTGGCGCTCAGGCGCAGAATGTGGCCGCACTTCAAAACGCAGCGGCACAAAATCAAGCGGCACAGTTTGGTGCTCAAGCAGGCAACGTCGCCGGTTTGCAAAACGCTCAACTGGGCACCCAAGCTGCTATGCAAAATGCTCAGCTCGGCACTCAAGCTAATTTGGCAAATCAAAATGCTCTTAACCAAGCAACACAATTTGGTGCTGCTGCGTCTAATCAGGCTGCTTTGCAAAATGCTGCGTCTCAGAACGCTGCCTCACAGTTTGGTGCTCAGGCGCAGAACGTGGCAGGATTGCAGAATGCACAAATAGGCACTCAGGCTAATATAGCAAATCAAGCAGCGCAGAATGCAGCTTCACAATTTGGTGCAGCATCTTCTAACCAAGCAGCCTTAGCTAATACTGCCGCACAAAACGCTGCTAGCCAATTTGGCGCTCAAGCAGGTAACACTGCAACGCTTGCCAACACAGCAGCTCAAAATCAGGCAGCATTACAAGGTGCCCAACTTGGCACACAGGCCTCGTTACAGAATGCGGCTGCACAGAATGCTGCTAGTCAATTCGGTGCACAGGCAGGCAATGTCGCAACCCTAGCCAATACTGCAGCTCAAAACCAAGCGTCTCTACAGGGTGCTCAGTTAGGAACTCAGGCTAGCCTGCAGAACGCTCAGCTAGGCACTCAGGCCGCAATGCAGAACGCAGCACAGCAGAACGCAGCGGCCCAGTTCGGTGCTCAAGCGGGCAACGTAGCGTCTCAGTTCGGCGCACAGGCGGGCAACACTGCCGCACTGCAAAACGCTCAGCTAGGCACACAGACCAACATTGCAAACATGGGTGCTTTAAACCAAGCGGGTCAGTTCGGTGCAGCAGCATCTAATCAGGCAGCTATAGCAAACCAGAACGCCATGATGCAGGCGCAGCAGTCTAATCAGCAGGCCGGTATACAAGGCGCAGGATTACGACTTAACGCTGCCGGTAACTTAGCTCAGACAGGCAACCTCGGCTTCGGCATGGCTACTGATATAATGGACCGACAATCTCAGGCAGGCCTACAGCAGCAGCTACAGCAGCAAGCACTAATTGAAGCAGCTAAGGCTCAGTACGGAGGCTACACAGGCTCGGCTCAGCAAGCACTGCAGACTCAGCTAGGCGCTTATGGTGGATCTCAGACCGGGCAGCAGACTCAGACCAATAGTAGGCAGCCAGGCCTGTTTGATTGGATGCAACTCGGCGCATCAGTAATTTAATGAGGAGTAGATATGCCTAATATGCCTAGTTACGTTCAATCTCAAATGCAGCAGATACAGCCTACGCAGTATCGGACAGCGCAAATGATGCCTCAGCAGCAGGTACAGCCTATGGCAACTATGCCACCTAGATCTGCTGAAGAGGAGGAAGAGCGTCGCATGCGAATGAAAATGTCCGGTCTAGATCCTGACAACATTGCCGACCGAATGAGGTTTATGGGGCAGAACATAAGCTCCCTTCCTGCTCGAGCTATGGAGATGCCAGGTAACGTCGCTGAGGGCGCAAAAGGGGCCGGTAGAGGCCTTTTAGACTTATTCAAGTAGAGAGAGAATCATGGCCGGTTTATTAGACGACTACAGAGAGTTAATGCGACAGCAGCAGGCAGGCTCGCAAGGTATGCAGCCTAATCTACCTAGCGCTATGGGTCAGATGCCTGATATGTCTGCGCTCAATCAAGCAGGCAACCTAGCTAGGCTTAACCAGGCAGCCAACCAAGCACCTCCTCCGCAGCAGCCTCGCAGCTTCGGTGATCGAGCTAAAGGCATCCTTGGCGCTATCGGTGGCGGGATAATGAATCGTGTTCAGGACCCGAACTTTGCTGATCGTCTGGTAATTGGTTTGGGCGGCATGACCATGAACCCTAATCAGGCTCTCATGCAGCAGGCAGCCGCTAACATAGAACAGCGTCGCGCTATGAGCTTGACGGGAACTCAGGCCAACAAGACGGCAGAGCAACTTCGTAGAGAAGGTCAAGATGAGTTAGCCGATATGGTTGAGGCCAACCCTGCTCAAGCTGCCGTAATTATGGCTGAGTATCTAAAGAGCAAGTTATCGGCTCCGAAAGCTCCTCCTGCTGCTCAGCAAAATTATGAATACTATGTTCAACAAGAAGAAGCGGCAGGAAAAACACCAATGTCTTTTGGTGAATTCCAATCAGCTAACGCCAGTAGAACTATATTCCAAGCGCCTGGAACGCCAGGGTTTGATGACGAGATTTTTGGTGAACTTGTTAAGGGAGCCATTGGTAATGTTGATGCAGTGCAGTCGTCGGCTAGCGCCCAAATTAGATTAGCTGATGAAATCAACACTATAACTGAGCTTCAAAACAGCCAAGACCAAAGCTTGTTCGATATTTATGTAAGACAAAACTATCCTAATTTATCTAATCTTCTGGCAGACCCTGACGGCAGAATGTCTGCTGCTCAGTCAATGATTAATAGAATCGCGCCAACAATGCGAGAGACCGGATCTGGCTCTACATCTGACAGAGAGATGGCGCAGTATGTTTCATCACTGCCAAGCTTTACTCAAAAACCACAAGGCAGAGCTTTAACTAATGAGATGTTCCAAGCCAAAGCAGACATTGCTAAGAAAGAGCAAGATCTTATAAATAAGCTGTATTCTCAGGAAATCACTCCTACGAAATACGCGCAAGAGATGAGCAAGCTTAGGACGCAGTCTTTGTATTCCCCGGAGAGAAGGGCGGCAATAAACAACATTATTCCAGGCTTCTTTAATATGACTCCGCAGCTAGGCTCTGGAAGCACAATCACCGATATAGATCCGGCTATTACGCCTGCTAACTAGGGAAAATTATGCCAAGTTTTAAGCTTACAGGCCCAGACGGAAAAGACTATAACGTAGATGCTGAATCGGAGCAGGAAGCGCAATCCAGATTGGAGAGAGCTTATGTTCAACTTCGTCAGCAGGAAAGAGTAGCGCAGTCTACTGGTGAAACAGGCAGGACCGCTAGCGGCTATGCAGCACAGCCTCGCATGCCTTTAGGTACTCAGTTTGAGCCTGGTCCACAAGAAGGTCAATTTTACTCTACGCCTACTGGTCAGCAAGGTTATGTTAGTGGCGCTTATGCGACTACAGACCCAGAAGAGTTAACCCGCATGCGTCGAGGAGAGCTTCCTGGCGAAATGTATCAGCAGAGAATGGCAGAGGATATTGTTAAGCAGAATCCTATGGCTGCTTATGGCTCTTCTTTTTCTCGAGGGATTCCATTCGTCGGCAGCTATCTTGATGAGGCTGCAGGAATGATCAGCCCTGAAGCGGAAGCAAGAGCCAAGACTATGCAGCAATCTATGCAGAGAGCGGCTCCCCTTACAGACATAGCGCTACAAACAACTAGTGGAATACTAGGAACAGGCGCAGGAATGTATGCTTTACCTGCAAGAGCCAAAACTCCTTTACTTAGAACCGGCGAAAGATTGTTGCAGGGCGCATTAGCAGGTGGTGTAGAGGGTGCTATATCTGGTTACGGCGAGGGGGAAACCCCAGAACAAAGAAAGCAAAAAGCTATTTCTGGAAGTATGTTAGGCGCAGCTACAGGAACCTTTGGTGGCGGCGTACAAGGCGCTATTGAGTCTGTGGCAATGCGCAACCTACAGAACATAGGCCTGCCAGAGCTAGCTAAAGAGCTAAACATCTCAGAGACTGCAGCAGGCATTGTTAGATCTACCATTATTGCAGGTGGAGACTTAGCGGCTGCTCAGAGAAGGATTAGAGACCTTGGTGAAGAATTTACTCTTGCTTCTGCGGGTCCTGCCACAGCGGTATTACTTGATGCCTCTGCTGCTCAGGGTGGCGCTGCGCTAACAGAGCTGCAAAGAGCTATGCCTGGAATGAGGCAGCAAAGTCGGCAATCAATGGAAACAACTCTTGATGAGACTCTGGGCACAAGGGGATTAGGAGTAGAAACAATTGTCGAAGAAGCGGGAGCAAGAACCAAAGAGGCTAGAGAAGCCGCTTACCGTGAAGTTTATGGGAAGCCTGTAAGCTATGCAACTGGCGCTCCTGGTAACGAGGTTCTACAAGTTTTAAACAGAATTAGCCCAAGAATAAAAAACCAAGCCTTAATTCGTGCTAATGAGATGATGGCTGCGGATAAATCCCTTGTTGATGTTAAGCAGATAAATTTTGTTCTTAATGATGACGGAACAGTGAGGTTCGTTGAAGAATTGCCTAATGTGATGCAGCTAGATTACATAAAAAGAGCTTTGGGCAACATAGCAGAAGACAGCAAAGACCCACTAACGGGTGTATTGAAGGATGAAGGAACGGCAGCTAGCCTTCTTTACCGTGATTTAAACAATGCTATTGAAAATGCTGTGCCTGGTTATAGAACTGCTGTAAATCTTGGAATGGATACAATTCAAGAAAGGCAGGCGATAAGGCTAGGAACTCAGTTTTTTGGGAAAGGCACCACTGTTGAGAATATTACTAAGTTATTAGCATCTGCTAACACAGGAGCCAAAGCGCAGATTAAAGAATCTTTAGCTAGAATGGTTCGCACTAACATAGATGAAACAATATCTAGAGCTAGAGCTACCATAGCTAACCCTGATGCCGATCTTCAAGAGGTTAAGCAAGCAGTAAGTCTTTTGAGCAGTAGAGACTCTCAAAGCAAGCTCAGATTGATTTTGCCTAAAGCTGAGGTTGATAAAATAATGCAGGAACTAGAGAGAGGCATTGAGGTTATCGGTATCGAAGGAACTGTTGCCAGAGGAAGCGCAACAGCCTCAAGGCAAGCACTACAGCGTCAAGTAGAGCAAGCAACGCAACCTGGCGTAATACAGTCATTAGCTACTGGCGATATACCTGGCTCTGCTAGAAAAGTAGTGCAGAACCTTACCGGCCAAACTGAAAATATGGCTCAAGAAGAGCTTAACCAAGTGTTTGCTGATATAGCTAGGTCTTTGATCAACACTAGGGGAGCTGAGGCAAGACGAATTATTGGTTTGATTAGGAAATATCAAAACACTAAAAATTTATCCGAAGCAGAAGCCATCGAGATTGCTCGCGCTTACGGTACAATAGGCGCAGCGCCCTCAGCTATTACCGAAGAGTTCGGTGAAATTAGACAATAGGATTATTCGATGAAGCCAAAGCAACTTACAGATGACGAAATCGAGACCATTGTAGCTGACGCTATATCTGACGCAGTGGACTTTGTTGAGAGCGAGATTGCTCCTGAGCGAATTAAAGCTCAGCGCTACTTTGATGGCGAGACAGATCTAGGTTGGGAGAACGGACGCTCGAAGGTTGTTGCTACCAAGGTACGAGATATTGTCCGTGGCATCAAGCCAAGCCTAATGCGTATATTCTTGTCTAACGAAAAGCCTGTGGAGTACATCCCACAAGGACCGGAGGACGTCGCTAGCGCCGACCAAGCAACTGCATACATGCACTGGAAGTTTGGCGAGATAGGCGGTTACAAGGTCCTTAATGACGTATTCCATGACGCACTAGTAAAGAAGAACGGCGTAGCTAAGATCTACTGGGAAGACTATCAGCAGAGCGAAGTGCACACGTTTACAAGCCTCTCAGACAACGAGTTCACCTACCTGGTAAGTGACGACAACGTAGAGGTACTGGAGCACTCCGAGACCATTGAGATCAATGTCGATCAGATGGGTATGGAAATAGAAGAGAAGTATCACGACGTTAAGATTGCCTACTACACTGACAAGGGTAAGCTCTGCGTTGAGTCGGTTCCTCCAGAAGAGTTTTTTGTAGACCGCAACGCTCGCAGCCTGGATGACGCCTATGTGGTTGCTCACCGGGCAGAAATGCGTGTCGGTGACGTGGCGGCTATGGGCTTTGACTTTGACGAGATCTCAGAGCTGTCAGGAATATCTGAGACCGACACTTTGGTAGACGAGGAGGACTTCGCACGACGTGGTTACTCTCGTGACCGTGCAGATGAAGACTACAACGATCCGTCTATGAAGGTGGTCTTGATCACTGAGGCCTATATGCGTGTAGACGTTGAGGGCAACGGTAAGCCGATCCTGCACAAGTTTGTGATGGGCGGTAACAGCTACAAGCTGCTAGATTTTATGCCATGCGACGAGGTTCCGTTTGCTGTGTTTGAGTGCGACCCAGAGCCTCACGCATTCTATGGCCGGTCTGTGGCCGATCTGATTATGGAAGACCAGGACGCCTCTACCTCAATGCTCAGAGGTGTTCTAGACAACGTAGCGCTGACCAACAACCCACGCACGGCTGTGGTTGAAGACATGGTTAACATGGACGACATGCTCAACAACGAGATTGGAGCCATTGTCAGAGTTAAGCAGGCAGGCGCCATCCAAGAGATGAGTGTGCCCTTTGTTGCAGGAACAACCCTGCCCGCCCTGCAGTACATGGACGCTCAGACAGAGCAGAAGACAGGTGTATCTAGGGCATCACTAGGACTAGACCCGGACGCCTTACAGAACGCAACAGCGACAGCCGTAGCGACTACCATGCAGGCAGGTGCCGGGCAGGTAGAGGTTATTGCTCGCAACTTCGCTGAGGGCGGCATGCGTGAGATGTTTAGGCTCATGTTAGAGCTAGTTATCAAGAACACCGACGCCGAAGAAATGATGCGCCTCAATGGTCAGTTTACGCCTATTGACCCTCGCGTCTGGAATAGCTCAATGGACCTCTCTGTGAACGTAGGACTAGGCACAGGAAGAGACGAGACCAAGGTTGCTGCGTTGAATCAAGCTCTAGGTATGCAGATGCAGATCTGGCAGTCATACGGTCAGCAGAATGGATTGGTTACGCTTACGCAGATTCGCAACACTCTAGGCGACATGCTGCAGCTCTCAGGTGTTCGTAACGTAGACCGCTACTTTGCGCCTATGACGCCAGAGATTGAGCAGATGCTGCAAGAGCAAGCAGAGGCCGCACAACAGGCTCAGGGTGAAGAGCAGACAGATCCTAACGCTGCCTACTTACAGGCTGAGCAAATGAAAGTGCAGGCTAAGCTGCAATCTGATCAGGCTAAGCTCCAGGCTGATTCGCAGTACAAGATGGCACAGTTACAATTTGAGGCTCAGCAGGCCGCAGCAAATGATGACCTGAAGCGTGACCAGATGGATCAGGACCTCCTTGTAGACGCTGCTAAGGTCTATGGGCAGTATGGGACCTCTGTAGACGTAGCTAGAGTCAAATCAGCACAGAACACGCCAAGGGGTGTATAATTGGACATAGTTCATAAGGCTGCTCGCGCTCGAAACCTACTCGCTGACGACACGTTCAAAAGCGTAATGGAAGAGCTAAGAGCAGACCAACTAAGCATTTTTGAGAACTCCGCATCTGCAGATGTGAGCTCTCGAGAAGAAGCGCACTCTATATTGAGTGCATTAAAGAAGATCGAGTCTCGACTCCAAGCCTATATAACGGAAGAGAAGATTCTCGACAAACGCAAGTAACCCGAGGTATCAGGACCGTGGAAACGACTGACGATGTGGTAATGGACGGTAGCGTAGACTCCGTCGCCGATAATTTAATATTAAATGACCCGGCAGAAGTGCCAGAGGACGATGACCTGCAGGATGACCCTTCACAGGAATCCAACGAAGCAGAGCCAGAGGAGCCTGGAGAGGATCTAGATAAGGATGACTCTGATGAGGATTCTGATCTGGATGAAGATGAAGCGGAAGAGGCTGAAGACGCCGGTTCACAGGAACTTTACACCGTCAAAGTAGATGGCGAGCAACGTGAAGTCACCCTAGAGGACCTCAAGCGTTCATACAGTGGTCAAGCTTACATCAGTAAGGGAATGAATGAGGCTGCTCAGCAAAAGAAAGAAGCGGAGCAAGTTTATCAGGCACTCCTAAACGAGAGGGCGCAAGCGTCAAACTTGTTAAACCAACTGCAATCTGGACAGATCATGCAGGCCCCTATGCCGCCTAGCCGGGAGTTATTTAATAACGACCCCATTGGGTACATGGAAGCCAAGATGAACTACGAGGAAGCGGCTGCGGCATACAACAATCAGCAAGCTATGATTGGGCAGATGGAGCAATCGCAGAGTCACCAGATGGAGGCGGCAAGACAGGTGTATCTGAAAGAGCAGATGCAGCATTTAGCCCAAGCCATACCTGAATTTAGCGACGCCAAATCGGCAGCTAAACTAAAGGAAGACTTACTAGACTATGGTGCTCGAGTCGGATTTTCCGATTCAGAGATAGCCGAGGTAGTAGATCACCGCGCACTAGTGGTTTTGCAAAAAGCCATGAAATACGATGAGATCGTTAATGGTAAATCCAAAGCCGATCAGAAAGTCAAAGGTGCGAGACCGGTGGTTAAACCTGGGGCCAAGCGAACAGGTCGAACTGGCAAGGCAAAGGCTAGACAAAGTGCGGCTAATCGGATGACTAAAACTGGCAGCATCGACGATGTCGCCAAATTCTTATTAAGCTAACTACTTTAGGTGAACCATTATGGGCGTAACAGCTAACACTAACGAGACGTATGACGTCTCAACCATCCGAGAAGATTTGCAAGAAGCAATGATCTCGATCTCTCCAACTGACACACCAGTGATGTCTGCTATTGGCCGTCGCAACGTGGACAACACTTACTTCGAGTGGGGCGTAGTATCACTAGCAGCAGCTAGCAACGCTAACCGTGTAATCGAAGGTGAGTCTGCTCCAGGTAACGATGCACCAACTAACGCTGTCCGTCAGGGCAACTACACGCAGATCTCTGACAA